GCTAAATCATCACTTGTATTACCATAGAGAGTTGTGCCGAAAGTAAGAATTCTACTCCCGGTAGCATCTTGAATAATCCTAATAGTTGCAACTTGACCACTCTTTGGATTACTAAATGGCTCCAATATAACATTACCAGTTAAGGTTACTCTAAACGCATTAGATAAGCTAGCATCTGGAGTAATAGTAGCAGCATAAGTTACTGAAACTTCTGTAACTGCCTGCCCCTTAGTCCAGCTATTATTAGTTCCAAGAGCTAAAAGCTTTCCATCGTCAGTAATCTGGAATAGGGTTCCAGTATCATCCATATAGAAGAGTTCAGTTATTCCCCCAACTTCTTTTGTATATAGAAATCCCTTATCTGCTAAATTTCCAGGGTCACCAGCTTGTTCAACTAATGCTACCCAACGATGACGTCCATCATTCGTATCATCGTCGTCCATGATATGATCGAGGTCGAGACGTTCTCGAATATCTACCTTAAGCTCTCGTATTCTCTGAGCGCCCTGAGCAGCAAGTTGAGCATTAGGCGGGGTAGCCTCATATGCAGCATCCCAAGTTCGAATATGTGCCATGTTATACTCCCAATCTCTCTTGAATTACCTTGCAACTCTCAAGAGGAAACTTCTCTCCGGTAGCCTCAAAATATTTCTGCTGATACTCATTAACAGATATTGCTAAATACCTTCTTAATTCTATATCTTTTGTAATACAACGTTTCTCATGTAATTGCTGTATAGTTGGAATATACACAGCAGCTTTTACTTCATTCAAATCAGATGCTTTAGCTGTAATAAGATATAAACAAATTATACAGAGAATAATAATGCTAGTAACTGATCCCATAGTATATCTCCATCGAACAATAACTTCGTCAGAAGCATCAGCAGGAGGAATAAGTACATCGAGCATATCTTTAATAGACATTACATTCGTCCGTGATGAAATAGTGAATAGTGGTTTCCATCATCTTCTCCAGGTTCTCCGGGATGATCGTCCTTATCCCAATTACCACCCCATCTGCAAAATTCATGACGAGATTCCCACTTCTCACCACTTTCTCTGTGATCTTCAGTTTCTGTAAGATACTTACTATCTTTAAATAGGTTAATATCTCCAGCTAATTTAATATAATGATTGCTGCCTTCCCTGTGACCTTCACGAGCATATACGTCACCAAGTCGAGTTTCGTATCCTCGTTCATGCAGCCATACCAAATGCTCAGCATATAGCCTAGCAAATAGTTCTTGTTTCTCACCTAGTCTCATCATTCACCTACTATTGTCCGAACAAACGGATCATCATATCCTCTAGAACCTTGGAAAGTATCTACTGGAACCTTAACCCCGGCCATTGCTTCATCAAGATCGGTATCATCCTCAATAAGAGCATCTTTAGCTAAACCTCGGTAGATACCAAAGAAGTCTTTTGCCCTATCTGTCCGACCTAAACTCCAATAAGCATAGCTTAATGCCAGGTGTATGATTAGATCATCTACATTTTCCAGATCAATAGGGTTTCCCTCACCCGTAACACTTACTTTCTTCGGCCATCGGCTAAGACGTATCTGAAGCGTATACACTATATCCGGCACATGCCATAATTCAAACTTATTATTCTCCCAAACTGTATAATGTGTCGGCCAGCTTCTACTCCAAAATTCTGGTTCTGGAATCTGTGCATCCCATTTACTAGGTAATACTTTAATAAGCTTACCTGTTAATGTCTCGTCATTTGGAGCAAATCTTCGCAGAGAATATATCTTTCTAATCCTAGCATCAGCTAGCGTTGGAAAGGTAATAACCTTGTCGTCTGCTGCAATAGATGTTATAGGAGTAGTAGTTGATTCTATCTGCCTAAGTTCATCAAAATCCTTTAACCTTGCCAGCCTTAACTGCATAAGGTCAATTATATTATCCATTCTAGTGTCTAGATCAGTCCTGCCACCTAGACCCTGCTTTATTTCTGTCTTAAGATCTGCTAAAGTTAAAAGACTCATAGTTTAAAAGTAGAGGGCCTTTCGACCCTCCACCTGTCCTCCTTACCAAGGGCAATCCAGCAAAACGATCTTTGCCGTTGCGTCAACGGCAACACCAGCGGTATGCGAAGTAGCCAAAGCTCTCACAGCCAAAGCACCATCGGTTGTACCCACAATAAGTTCATTACCGTCTGCACCTGTATCAAGCGCCAGGTTAAGAACAGCAATACCCTTAATTTGAATCCAACCAAAGGAACCACTAGCAATAACAGCTTGAAGAACACCAGCAACAATGCCAGCACCGCTAGAGTAATCAGAAGTAACATCAGCGGCGGAGTCAACAACCACTGCATCATCACCATGATACACTACACAGTTACCAGCTACTGCCGCTATTACATCTCCTCCGGCATTATAAGTAACGTACTTATAGATCCTTGCACCTTCAAACCTAAGAACACCAATACCTTCAAGATCAATAAGACTGGTATCAGTTAGCTTGGTAGCGAAGACTTTTTTCATACTTTCGTTCGTCATAACAAGTCTCCGTTAAGGTGTATTAATACTGAAAAGGACACCCTGAACCCTACGACGTGAAGTTGTCGTGGTACAGGCCGTTGCGATCTGCGCAGCTCGATCATTAACTTGCTCAGGAATTGGCTTCCACGCGGTCATATCAAAGAACATAGCCGGATCGTAGACAAAACTTAAGAAAGTCGTATTCAAGAAATACATCGTTTCATCACTACAAGCAGGAGACCAAATCATCGGAATACCTTTGAAAGTTTGATGATCGAACCCTAATTCTGCTAACTTAGTATTTTTGATTTCGAGTTTTGCAAATGCTGCATCTTCATAGTACTCAAACGGAAGCTGCCCTGAGACAATAATATCAGGTCGATCTTTCAACCTGTTATTAGTGCACTTATTAAGCAACGTCCGCATTTCATCGACTCCTGAGGTAGCAAAAGACACACCAATTAATGTCTTAAATCGATTTTGCCACCAAGAGTTAGTACTCTGATTGATGCTTCCGACAACTGTAGATGAAGTCGGATCTTCTTGGACTAAATGTTGGAGACCATCAAACGCTCCGCCTGCAGTACCAACATCAGCGAATAGTGTTGTTTCCAACGTATCCACCAATGAGTTCTCTGCATTTGAAAGCTTGGCTTCGATCAAAGATAAAATCTTTGTCTTGCCTCTGTTAACCTGATCGTCTACGCCAAATCGAACGAGGGGAGCGACAAGGTACCGCCAGTCATACAATGCTTCAGTGAGAAACTCACGATCATTCAAACTAACAGTTCCACCCTTGCCGAGAAACTTAACCCCGTCATTCTTCGCGTATTCTAAAGGTTCCAGAATATGACGGCCACCACTCTGTGTTCGGAGACGTCCTTTATCCTTCATCCAGAACCAAAAAGGAGTAGCGTCGAAAATGTTATCAATCGCTCCACCCCTCATATGCTGCCAGGTAGAAGTATATAGGTTGTCAATAGCCTCCGTTAAAGAGTATACAGGCATCTATGTTTCTCCGGTTAAAGTAAACTTAACCTTCGCCAAGTACCGCAAGTTCTGGGAATTTTTCCATTGTATCATCCCAAGCCTTGTTTCCTGCCTCTTCTTTCGTCAATTTCTCATCTCCTTCCTCGGCCATCACGCCGCTTGTAGGCATAAAACTGAGAGTAAGTCCATCAGGTATGCCTCCTGTCTCGTCGCTTTTATCTTTATACTTCTCATCCATTTCTGCCACTTTAGTCTCATTGCCATCTTTAGCTAAAGTATAAAGTTGACCAATAGAAAGTCCTGGAGTTTTTTCACTTAGATCTTTCATTTCTCCAGTCCATTCGATTAAGTCAGGATTATCTGCTAACAAAGATTTAAATTGAGCCTCAACGTCCCTGTTACTAATTTCTGCATTAGTTTTATCTAGGTCACCCTTAATACCACCTAACTTTTTATCAATGAGTTTTCCAACCTCCTCAAGAACAAGAGGTATTATCTGACTGTTCTCTAACTCATTAATTGCATCAGGATCAACTTCTTCCTTCTTCGGTGGATTTCCTAACTTTCCGGATTCTATGGATTTTATTAACTTACCGAGATTTTCATTGGTAGTTGCTTGTGCAGTACCCTGCTGAGTAAGCATCATACCCATCCCTTTAATAGCTTTCTCCATAGCAAGAATGACAGGGTTTTTGGATAAGTCCAACTTTTCATCATCGTCGCCTTTTTTCTTTGGGTCTGGCATCGTCATATGCTCCTATTAGTTTTTCGCCTTTTCCTGCAATCTCTTTTTAGCTGCCTTCAACGCAGCCTCAAGTCGTTTAATTCCTTTTACTTTGGTTTTTGCTTCAACTTTCGCTGTAGCTTTTTCTAAACGCTTCTCTTCCTTTTTATCAAAAGCTTTAGCATCCTTAACGTTCTTAGCTTTTGCATTCTCTTCTGCTTCTCGTGCTTCCGTATGTCTGGCTGCATTAGCGGCGCCTCTCATGCCTCTATATTGACGCATTAAAAGGTTATTAGCAATCTCCAGCTTTCTAGGAGAAACTCCTGTTATGGAATCTAACTCTACTGTAACCCTTTTGCCTTCCGGGAAGAATCGTATGATCGCTGTAGCGGTCGGCTTGTCATTACTCATATGTCACCAATACGATTTTGTTCAAAATTTGAACGCAACTACATATCATTTTCAATCCACTTCGATGTAAGTCCACGTTCACCTAGCCAATCCCTAGCATGTATCTTATCCTGAAACTTCATATCCACGTGATGT